AATTGCATAGTGTCAAAAGTTTTATTAGTTTTATTCATTTAGATACATACCAATCTGTCCATGCAGGAAACTGCTCAGGGTCACTATCATAGTAGTAACGCTCAATGTTACTATCGCAATTCATGCATAGTGTAAATTGCTCATCTCCAATTTCGGAGATAGCGGAAACAAGAGGCTCATGCCACTTGCATAGTGTGTTTAGTGTAGTCATTTTGACCTACCTTTCTTTAAGGGATTTCTTTACCCTTGTTTTTCTTTATACTGTAAGTGTAGCATGGGGGTCTGACAAATCGCAACTCCAAAATAGTATCAAAACGGACATTGTGAGGCGTATCACATGAGATACAGGTCACATTTTTGGGAAAATTATAACAATCTCATAACAATCTTAAAATAATCGGCGTGTTGATTTGACAGGCCCCGAGGCGATGTGGTACATATCACATGCGACACGCCGTGTTAGGACTTGACTTTTGGGTCGGTATATGTTAGGATACTCCTATACAATTAAATAACAGGCTAAGTAAGTGTGGTACAAATCACACAGACACAAGGCTAAATAGAGTTGAAAATGTCAGCCCTATAGTATAGGATACTACTATACAAACTAAAGAAAGGTGTTCACAATGAATACACTAGAAAGAATTAGACAAGAACAACAAGAACGCTACGCAAAACAGCGTGAGGCTAATCAGGCTAAGATAGAGGCTATGTTCTCAAACAATGTTCGCCCCCTAAATAACTCATACCTACTAACGAAAGAAGAAAACTAATGACTATCACATACTCAATTTGGCAAGGCTCAAAACTACTAAGCATTGACAACATCGCACATGAGGTCAAGGCTATTGACCACCTCATCGCATCACTCAACGATAGCGAATTAGGCAAGGTCAAAAAGTTCACCGCTAACATTCAAAAGATTGAGGCAGGTAAGTAAATGAATCCATTCACTATGTTCATTGACTGGATTGAGGACTATCCAGAAGCAGGTATGATTTGCGCTATTGCAACAGTTATTGCTTGCACTATCGCAGGAATTGTTTGGGGGTGAATAAATGAAAACCAATTTTGAGATTACACAAGAGATTAACACTCTTGCTAAGAAACACTATGGTGAGCAAGACCTTGCCTATGTATGGGGTTGCGCTCAAGCGTTGCTTTCAGTAAGTCAATTAGATTTGATTCTAGGAATACTAAAAGAAAAGGAAACTAACTAATGAACGCTATGTACGCACACACCTGCGAGTTTTGCGGGGATACAGGTATTATTATTTTTGATGAGGGTAGTACACGCATAGACCCTTGCAAATGTTAGAGGGTAGTACACCTAATTAAAAAGGTGGCACTAGATCTAATTAAAAAGGTGGGCATACACACAGTGTGCTCACTATTTTTTTTGTATTTATTTTCTATATATGTGTATCATACACAGCTACAAAATATTCAGATTTTGGGGGATCTGAATTTGTAATATTTTATGATATAATCAACATATGGAAGACCTAACAATTGTAGAGATCTCAGAGCCAACCGTATGCTGCGATGCATGCGTATGCACTGAGCCACACAGCTCAACTCCTAAAGAATAATACTAATCAATAATAGTATAAATATGCTTAACATGAGCAGATTTGTCGTATCGCAAAGATAGAAAAATTTTCAGATTTTGGGGTATAATGATATTATGAAAATTTACGTAGATGGACTAGAAAGATCAGGCAATACATTTTTAGCTGGAGCAATAGGATATACACTTGGCCTCAAGGTTGTTCCACTTTGGTCACACAAGATAGAAACTTTAGAAAATCGTGATAAAGATTATCCGTTTATAGTTCCAGTAAGAGATGCACTTCCTTCTCTGGTATCTGGAAAAATATATAAGGATTACGCAATAGCAAATGGTTTGAATAAGCACAACAATGGCCTATACGCTGATGTAGAAGTCGTTTTGCAGCGGTACAAGGATTATATAGAATACCTAATAGACAATGAAGATCTATTTATAGCTCCATTTAACGAATTTACAAAAAATCATAATGCTGTTATTACTGCTATTGCAATAGAGTACGACCTAGACATACATCAAAGATATACTGATCAAGAAATTATTGATTTAATTGGTGAAAAACCAGAGCTTGCAAATCCATACCTAAGCAATTTTCCAAAAGAGGCTGTTCCAGAAAAGCAAGGTGTGGAAGAAATGTTTTTGTCTGAGCATAAAGAATCTATTGACTCTATTCAAGCAAACATAGACAAGCTATACGAACGATACGACAAAAAAGATAAGTCATGGCCATATTAGAAAATCTTGAAGCATCAATTAGTTTTGAGGATGACAACTTGCAAACAAAAATTTTTTCAGAAACGGTATGTCAAAATTGCTCTGAAAAAGAATCTACCCATATGCCTAATACAGACAATATGGGCAGAAACAAATTTTGGGAAGATCAGCCTTCTACGTGAGAAAGTTCCCAGTCATTAAAGTTAATAATAGCTTTTCCAAGCTGATATGCTTCTTCTTGATCTAGAGCATCTACAACTACCAAAACAGAGTTGTTATATTCTCCAGTTGAAAAGCTTGTCTCTAGCTGTGTAGTTTCTACTGCTGTTTCAAGGGGCTTGTAATAGTATTTAGGCAATTAGGTTTTTCTCCTTCATCTTGACGTATAAGTTACCCATCATAAAGACGAGTGACTGTTGGCTTTGATCAATTGACTTCTCAATATCTTCATCAGCCATTCCATTGTTCTTGCAAATAGCACGATTGTCTGCGTTTAAACTTTCAACCATAAATGCTACTATTTCTTGATCATTCATATTGTATCACCATTTCTTTATCGGACACTCGGCGTTTGCCAAGGTAGTTTTTAACTTCATAAAACAACCACACTTTCTGCAAGTTTGAGTTCTCTTACGAAAGAATTCACATGTACTGCATATTGCCAAACGGTATTCTGCAACTTCTTCTGGACTTCTTGGAGATCCATTAATAAGGTCCCAAGGCTTCACATCATCAGACATTGCTAATCTCCAATTTTGACGGTATACCAATGATATCACAAAAAACTGTAGTCCACAACTGATGAGACATAGTAGGACGTATAGTAGCTGACATACCTGGTATATCCATTACGTACTTATATCCTTTGCCATGCTTAGATTCTTTTCTTGACCAATGCTCAAAACCATAATCTAATTTTGATGCTTCAAAGACAAATAGATGATATATCTTGATCTCATTTTTTGACGGGATATGAGACCAATCCTGGTCTGCTTTGGCTAAACACACATAGTAATCAGCATGTGTAGAAGAAACACTTTCTACCATCTTTTCCAATGTCTCGTGTTTGCCAAGCCTAGACCCAGATATAACCAATGTGCCCCTTTCTGGATCATATCTTCCTGACTTCACACTTATACTATGGCCAGTATCTAAAGTCATGTCTATACTGACGCTATGGCTTCTATCAGGCTTCCAGTCATTTGTCATACCGTTTTCATTTAGCACATCAGAGACAAGCTCTTCTAAATATTCGCTTGTACAAGGTAAGCGATATACAGAATGATGGATTGCTAATTTTGATAGCAAACCACCAATGAGAGTATTTTTAATTTCATCAAGCATAGAGTTCCATTGTATCAGACATGCTTGGATGGTGTCAATCCAGATGTGTCTGTGTAATGGTTTGATATCTCTATTTCGGCGACGACTTTAAAGCAATTCATTTACTGGCGATAATTAAAGGCAGCACTTTGATTTTTTGTATCTACCCGCCGAACTTTATCTTAAATAATGATATAATAATACAACTATGACAATTCAAGACTGGGCTTCATTAATTGTAGCAATTCTCACAATTGTCTCATCTATAGCTTTTGCAATCAAGTGGCTTGTTAAACACTACCTAAGCGAACTTAAGCCCAACGGAGGCTCAAGCGTCAAGGATCAAATTAATAGACTTGAAAGTGCTTTAGAGGATCAAAGAATAGATTCTCTTGAATCTAGAAATCGTCAAGAGTCTAAACTTGATGAGATGTATAGAATTTTAATTGATCATATTGCTAAGACTAACAAGTAACCTAATTTTCCTATTTTCCTTTATATAAAATATATAAACTATCTTTTAAAAACCTTGTTTAGATATACTTCTTTTCTTTATATATTTTAAGTATAGCATAAGGTTATTTCTACTAATGTGTATAAAATGGACATTTGGTATATCAGTAATTATAACTTTTTGATAACAATTCCAAATACCCTGGCCTTATAAAATTTTTATGTCTGAAATGTCCAAATTGTATATACTTAAATAAATAATGTTATACTTTAAGCCTGCTAGTACTCAGATTCTAACCCACCCCACTGCGTCTGAGTACTAGCTTTATTTAATGGTATAATCAGTTACATGTGTACCCCAGCAATAGAAAAATTAGGAGCAACTCCAGCTCACATCCAGTGGACCATTGTTCGTGGAGATTCGTCAAGCCTAGCAGTTCAATTTCTTGAAGATGATGAAGCCACTGGCTGGGATATAGAGGATTGGGACTTTGCAGCAACGGCCTATGAAGTGTCTGGTGATTTTCTTGATGAGTTAACAGTTACAGTTTCTGGTCATACAGCAACAATTTTTGCATCAGCAGATCTAACAAAAAACTGGGGAACAAAATATACTTCAATAGTTTCTGAACTTCCATTTGACCTACAGGCAACAATACCTGCTGGAGAAGATGATATAGAGCCAACTGTTTGGACTCCAGTACTTGGAACAATTTGTGTTCTAGGTGACATAACTCCTGGAGGTTTATAATGCCTGTCGTTAAAGTTGAGGTATCTCAAGTAAACCTTCCACCAGTTATTAAAATTGGAAAAAAGGTTTTTAAGGTAAAGAAATAGATTCAGTTCATGTCAACTAGCATGGATTTTCCAGGGAAGTCTAAAAAATATTCAGACAATGTAAACAACTCTTATCAACTTGAGCAATCAGTTTCTTTTATAGCTGTACCTGGACCACAAGGAGAACAGGGCCCAAAGGGTGATAAAGGCGATTCTGGACCAGAAGGTAAACAAGGACCACAGGGAGAGCCTGGAAAGCCTGGTAAAGATGGAAAAAACGGTAGAGATGGAATAGCAGGAGAAAGCAGCTTGTCTCCATCAGGTCAAAGAACTGGTTGGGCTCTTTATACAAATAAAGATCAAAAAGATATTACTCTTGGTGCAACAAAAGGAAATGACGGCTGGGTTAGCTTTAGCTTTGACTGTAGGGGCAAAAACAATGAACTTTATTTACCCGAAGATAACGTTTCGTTATATAATTCACAATCACAAAAATTAAACCTTAAAGCACTAAAGGTTGGATCAATTGTAACAGTACGTTATGATATTATTCTAACTACCTTTACCAACAACACTGAGGTTTGGTTTAGAACCTATATACCAGAGTCTGATTTTTGGCCTACTACCTTTGCTGGAAACCTAAAATATCAGTTCTCATACGACATGTCACTAGAGCACACCTTTTTTATAGAAAATGACATGGTTAGAAACTATGGTGGGTTGCCACAAATATTGACAGATAATGATGCTTCAATGGTTGCCAAATCCATTTATATATCTGTTAGATAAAATATCAAAAACTGTATAATCTTATGGTACAATTACTGCTATGAGCCCAAAAAATACTGGTACAACAGATTCTTCAAAAAAGTCCGTTCCAAACGCACCAGTAATTGGAGCAGTTACAGTACAAGGATCTGGACGCTTGTTTACAGCAGGTGGACAAGTTTCTGTAGCTTTTACAGCTCCTTCTTATGATGGCAAAATGCCAATTATTGACTACACAGTTACATCCAATACTGGTAGTTTTACAGCAACAGGTGCAAGCTCACCAATAGTTGTTACAGGAATGTCAACTTCTGGAACTCCAGCAAATTATACTTTTACCGTTACTGCAAGAAACGCAGTTGGATCTTCAGCAGCATCTGCAGCATCTTCAGCAGTTGTTCCAACATCTAGACCAGCTCAAGTAACAATTGGAACAGCATCAGTTAATGGAACAACTGGAATTGTAAGTATTCCATTTACAAACCTTACATCTGCACAAATTGGAAACTCAGCATTAACTACTCCAAACTACACAGTGACTTCTACTTCTGGAAAAACAGCAACTGGCTCAGGTACTCCACTTAGTATTACAGAAACAACAGCAGGAACATATACATATACAGTTATTGCAACAAATGCAAACGGTAATTCTCCAGCATCTAATGCATCTAACCAAGTTGTTGTTACACTAGGGCCGTTCTTCCCACCATTCTTTCCGTTCTTTCCTTTCTTCCCTCCATTCTTCCCACCGTTCTTCCCACCGTTCTTCCCATTCTTCCCACCGTTCTTCCCACCGTTCTTCCCATTCTTCCCATTCTTCCCGTTCTTCCCACCGTTCTTCCCATTCTTCCCGTTCTTCCCATTCTTTCCTCCATTCTTCCCATTCTTCCCGTTCTTCCCATTCTTCCCACCGTTCTTCCCGTACTTCCCATTCTTCCCGTTCTTCCCACCGTTCTTTCCGTACTTCCCAGCCTTCCAGCCAATTCCACCGTTCTTCCCTGGATTTGGACCAACAGCACCGTTCTTCCCATACTTCACACTACCAGGTGTAGTATAAAATAAAAAAGAAGTAATACAATTGGCCAACATTGTTTGGCCTTTTGTGTTTTTATGAGTGCTAGATCTTATGTGTTGCAAAAGGTTTGCAATAATGTTTAAATTGCTTTACAAAAAGTCAAAGATAGTGTATAATGAAATAAAAAGGGGATATATATGGAAATTTATGATGAAAATGAAAACCCATGGTTTACAAAAGATAGATCAGAAACAATAACAACAAAGGTTGATAGATCTATACCTGAGCACAACATTACAGTAGAAAACCCAGGACTTGGCTTAAACATATATAGAAATGTGTTTTCCGCAGAAGACTCTAAAAGATATATAGAAACCCTTGAATCTAATCTTTCAACTGGAAAAAAATATAAATGGTCTGAAGCAACAGTTACAAACTCTGCAACACCAATCAAAAGAGCAAGAGACTGTGTAGATTTTAAGTATAAGCAAGAAAACTTAGGTCCTAGAGATCCATTTAATTCTGAGCTAATTGATTTACATCAAGAAATATATGAGAAGTTAAAACTTTGTATAGATGACTATGCAAGGTATTGGGGAATTAATGTTATTTATTACGAAGCATTTAACTTTGTAAAGTATGAAGGAGAAGGAAAGCACTTTAATATTCATGCTGACCATGGACCAGCATATAACGCTACAGTGTCTGCAGTTATTTATATCAATGATGATTACGAAGGCGGAGAGATTCAGTTTCCAAGATTAGATGGATATACACTTACCCCAAAGGTAGGAGACATTGCAGTGTTCCCATCAAACTATATCTATGAGCATGCATCTCTGCCAATGAAGAGCGGTACAAAGTATTGCGTAGTAGTCATGACAGATATAAATGAGCTAGGCCATAAGCAATGACATTAAAGGAAAATATTGCAAAGTTTACAGCCTATAGACCATGGGTTACAAAAGACAGCCCATCTGTTCCGTCACCAACACAAGCAGTAATTCCACAATGGTACAAGGATGCAGATAGGTTTGCTAAAGATCCCATTGGTGAATACTATAAAGCTACACCCCAGATTTGTCCATTTCCTAAAGAAGGAACAAAAGATGATTATGGAAAGATTCCTACATGGAAGGCATGTCCAGCAATCATGGATGCATTTACAACAGGGTATGTATTAAAGACTCCTTGTGATATTACTTTTTTTAAAACAGCAGATGGTTCTATAGATGTAAAAATAGAAGATGCACGACATCAAGATTTTTGTAGTAAAAGAATGGCAATGCCACAATTTGAGCAACCAAAAGGATTCTACAGAGAACATTTTGCCTGGTATCCAGATTGGGGTCTAGAGTTGCCAGAAGGATACAGCGCATTATTCATGACCCCAATGAATCGTTTTGATTTGCCATTTATAAATACTACTGGAGTTGTTGACAATGATAGTGTTCATCTTCTAGGTACCTTTCCATTTTTTATTACAGAAGGTTGGGAAGGAACGCTTCCAGCAGGAACGCCATATGTACAGATACTGCCTTTTAAAAGAGAAGATTGGGGCCATGAAATCAAATTTATAGGCTCAACAGAAATTTATGCTAAAATGATGAGTAATGCAAGTTTTTATAGACAGCCAGATGGTGGAGTTTATAAAAATAAAGTTTGGACAAGAAGAGAATATAAATAGGGGGAACTATGCAAACATGGACAGAAAAAATAAACCTTGGTAATGGAATTGTGTGTTACAGGGACGTAATAAAAAAAGACTTCAATGTAATAGAAAGACTTGAAGAAAATTTGGGTTCGGTTGCTGGATATGGAGAGTTGTCTCCAGAGGGCAACAGATACCATTGGATGCCAGCATACGTTGGGTACCAACAACTTATTCCAGACTACAGAGACTGTGTTGATTTTAAATTTAAAAAAACAGATATAGAGCTAGATAAAAGTGAAACATCTTTAAAGCTACAATCTCTTTGGCAAGATGTATATGATTCTCAGTTCCAGGCAGTTGAAGATTACAGAAAAGATTACAATATTATGGATCTTAAATATTGGGAAGCATTCAACTTTATAAAGTATGGTCCAGGACAGCACTTCATGGAGCATCATGATCATGGGTATTCTTATAATTGTACAGTCTCTCTTGTTGCATATATTAATGATGACTATGAAGGTGGAGAATTGTATTTTAGATTGCAAGATTTAAAGATTAAGCCAAAAGCTGGCGACCTATATATATTCCCATCAAACTATATGTATCCTCATCAAGCAATGCCAGTAGAGTCTGGAACAAAGTATTCTATTGTTACTATGTTGGATTATAATAAAAAGTTTCATACTCCAGAAATGTTTTCTCAGGATAATATGTAATGCTAAACATATCTGTTGAAAGATTTCCAGACTCAAAAATTATTATATCTCCAATGTCAATAAAAAGAGATTGGATGGATGTTACTCCAGAAAAACATGCATACAGATGTTTTCCAGTAACACAAGCTAATATGGTTGGGTGGAATCTATCAGCTAGTCAAGACATTGAATTTATTTGGAACGGTATAAATGATACTAGTTCAGAAAATGTTAAAATAACCAAAGGTTCACAGTTCACCTATACTGGAAGAGGTCAATCAACTGTAAGTATACACACTGGCTTGACCTTTAGGTCAGAACAAAATGTCAGTATGTTTACAATTAATCCAGTCAATTATTTTAATGAAGATTTTGAAACAATGTCTTCTTTGATTAGCACATCTTGGCTAGATACTGCTTTTCCACTAGCAATTAAGGCAAGATCTGCCAATAAAAAAATTAACATAAAGGCAGGAACACCTCTTGCTACAATAGTTCCAATTTCTTTAACAGCAATGGATAATACATCAATTCAAATATTTGACTACGAAGATATAGATCGTAGCAGAGAAAAAGCCCATAAGTCATACGGCGAGGCTGCACAAAAAATAAATCAGTCTGGTGAGTGGACTGATTGGTACAGGGATGCAGTTAACGAAAAAGGAGAAAGCAAGGGATCACATGAAACAAAGGTATTACGTCTTTCTGTAACAGATAATACATCAAATAAAGGAAATGGTATAATCTAACTATGGAAAAAGAAAATGCCTCTGTTGTAGTTAGAAAACCATCACTAACCCCATCTGGCTGGTTTGGCAGCGGTAAAGAAATGATTATTGAGTTAGAAAATTTTATGACTCAAGATGAAATGGACTTTTTAGAAAAAGCTGCAAAGTCTTTGACAATATGGGATGTAACACAAAGCCATGTAAATGAAAATGGAACAGTGGTTTATGACTCAGACTATTGGAAAGATAGAGTTGCAACTCAGCCAACCTTAGATAAAAATGATCCAAACATATCACCAGTAATTGCTGGACTATTTCAAAGACTACAGCCTATAGTTGAAGAGTTTTATAAGGTAAAGGTTATTCCTACTGGAACAACTATTGTTAAATGGCTACCAGGACAATTTCAAAAGCCACACGCAGACAAAGAATTGCATGAAGGACCAGACGCTGGGCTTCCAAATGATTTCCCAAACTATGATCTTTCAAGCCTTTTTTATTTAAATGAAGACTATGAAGGCGGAGAATTGTACTTCCCAAATCAAGGCGTTCAGTTCAAACCTAAGAAGGGCGCTGCTTATTTTTTTCCAGGGGATATGAATTATATTCACGGAGTAACAGAGATTAAGAGTGGTATTAGGTATACCTGCCCATTCTTTTGGGAAATTACAGAACACACTGGAGATAGGAAACCATAAAATGAGCAAAGACTTTACTTTTAAAGAGATTTATCCAAATATTTTTGTATACAATAATGTTTTTGAAGATCCAGAAAAAATGTATAAGATTGCAAAAGATTCTGTAAACAATTACGATGATGCAATTTGGGACAGCTGGCAAGAATGGTATGACTTTGGTCATAAAATAGAAAACTTTGGATTATTTTTTGATAAAACAGCTACAAGCCTTAAAATATTATCAGACATAACACCAACCACAAAAGTTCAAGAAGATCAAAGATATTTTATTACTGAGTTAGTTAAGGGTTTTCACCTAGTAAATAACCACTATATAGAACGTCATAATTTTCCAGTACATAGAGAAAAAAATGTAACTGTTGAAGCTAATGGCGAAACTCAAGCAAAGTGGAACTGGACTGGACCCTCTTTATGCAGATATTTTGTTGAGTCTGAACTTTCTAAGACAAATGAGGGAGAAGACAAGTTAGCCATGAGATATCATAGCGATTATATTAGAGAAGTAGTAAAAAGTCCAGGATATAAGTTTGCCTTAACCACAACAACATATCTAAATGATAATTATTTAAAAGGCGGAATTGATTTTGCTGTTGGAGACAAACTAATTAACTATAAGCCAAAAGCTGGAGACTTTCTTGTTTTTCCTTCAGGCCACCCAGACTATTCTACTGAAGAAGGAGAAGTTTATTTGCATGCTGCAGAAAATTGTTCAGTAAATGAAAAATTTTTTACAAGAATGTATTGGACAGTATATGAAGATGCATCAGAGGAATGGAAAGAAAAAAGTCAGATTTTTGGTGATAAATGGCCAGAAGAACTTCAACGACTTCAACATCAGTATAGGATAGACCATCCAGCAAGAAACTTCATAGAGGGGGCAACAAGAATCAAATGAACCTTAAAAATAAAAATAGAATAACAAAAGACATTGTTGTTTTTGAAGATTTTTTAACTAGAGAAGATTGTGAAAAGATAGTTAAAGCGCTAGATGCTCAAGCAGAAAATGGAAAGATTTCTTGGATGCCTATATCTTTTTATGAGTCATATTCTTCTGTACTTCCACAAGATAATGATCAGGAAGTCATTGACGCTGGTCTTAAGCCAACAATTTTTTCAGACATTGAAAAAATGATGCCTGAAGCAATTGCGTCTATACATGATTTAGATCCAAAAATAATTTCAAAAATTGGATACCACACTCAAAAGTGGGAACCTGGAGCATATGCAAGAGTTCACTCTGACAATACAGATGAAAAAGGAAACTCTGGAGCATTTACAAGAAGTAGGTATGCAGGTTTTCTTTATCTAAATGATAACTTTGAAGGTGGTATTCTTAGATTTCCAAGTCAAAATTTAGAGATACAGCCAAAGGTTGGAATGCTTGCTGTATTTGACGGGGGATTTAACAATATGCACGAAGTATCCCTCATTACAAGTGGAGTAAGATATACAATAGGCTCATTCTGGGACGATAGAGAAGAAGATGCATATCCACAAGAAGTAAGAGATGCATGGGCAGAAGAGATGAAAGCCACCAGAGCACAACAAGAAATTGAAAGAGCAGAATGGCAAGATCTACTAAAACAGGGCTGGAAGATTGATGCTCATGGAAATAAATACAAAGCAGAGGATATATAAAGTGACAGTATTTTTAAAAAAAGAATTTGAAGATGCTGGATATGATGTTGAAGTTTTTCATGATCATGTTTTATTTATAAAAAACTTTTTAAAAGAAGAAGAGCTACAGACAATATTAAAAATAATTGAAACAACTAGTGAAGAAGATTGGTCAATAGAGTATACAAAAAACCTTGCCAGATTCTGCATGGAAAAATTTGGAAGAGACGATGTAGAAAACCTGGTTGCAGAGGGTAAGTTTGAAATAACTAAAGGCTGGCAAGATAAAAACTTAAATATTACACGTGAAAAAATAAGCAGCGCACTTCAAAGAAGACTTGGTGAATTAATGAAGATAGCAGATCCATCGCTAGAGCTTGGTGGATTTGGAACTCTTCAAAGAATGCAAAAGGGTGTTGAGTTAAAGTCACATACAGATCAGCATACGGATCCATCTATTAGGTATGCTGCTATACTTTATATTAATGATGACTATAAAGATGGAACTTTATTCTTTAAAAATAAAGAAAATTCAGATTTAAGGCCAAAGCCAGGAACACTGCTTATTTTTCCAGGTAACGAAGAATACGAGCATGGAGTAAGGCCTGTAGGAGAAGGACCTATAAGATATGTTACTGTAGGTTTCATGAAGGTAACAGGCTTTTATGAAAACAATAAATACTAAGGAGATATAAGATGGACAAAGAAATACTTGAGGAAAAAGTTTACTATTACACAAACGTAATAGAAGACCCTGCAAAGCTTGTTGAGGCAATTGAAAATGACAACAAGGATGCTTGGGGAGAGTGGGCTGCTTGTAGTGGTCAGCACTATGTCTATGGCTCAGATAAGACTATTGCTTTGACTCCAGGCTTAGATGAAAAAAATAAGTATATCTACGAAACACTACAAAAAGCATTTGATGTTGTAGCAAGAGATTATGCTAAAGCCCAAGGAATTACAGAAGAGCCAAAGCTTTTCCCACAGTATCCAATTAAAAAGTATCAACCAGGCACTTACATGGGAGCACACTTTGATCAGCAAGAGGGTGATGAAAGACTCAAGGTTTCTTTTGTTATGTACCTAAATGATGACTACGAAGGTGGAGAAATATCTTTCACTATTGCTTCACCAGATGGTGTTTTACAAAACGCAAGCCCAGCATCAGATTTTGCAGAAGCAGAAAAGAATAAAAACTATACTTTTGCTGTGAAACCAAAAGCAGGAAGCGTTATTGTCTTTCCTCCATCACCACCATATCATCATACTGCTCACTTGGTCAAGAGTGGTGAAAAGATTATGGTTCCACAACACTGGATTCATTAATTTGAAAACAGCAATAGTCACGGGGGCTAGCAAGGGCGTTGGCTATGCTACAGTTAAGCTTTTGTCTGAAAATGGATATAAGGTAATTGCTGTATCAAGAAACCTGTCAAAGGTTAATGAGCTTATATCTGACAATGTTGAGACGTATCAGTTAGACATCACAAGTGAGTCTCAGATTAAAGATTTTGCTGAAAAGTATAAGGACATAACCCTAGACCTGCTTGTAAACAATGCAGGTGGAGGATCAGGTCCTACCTTTATTATTAATGAGACAATGGATAATTTTAGAAGGGCATATGATATAAATGTATCAGGCCCAATGTATCTTTCTCAACTTTTTGTTCCATGCATGAAAAGGTCTAAGTCACCAACCATTATATTTGTAAGCTCACTAGGAGGCAAGGTGCCATATCGTAGTGGAGGTAACTATATAAATGCTAAAAGAGGAATGATGGCCTTGGTTGATACAATGAGGCTAGAGTTCCCTGAGCATGGAATTAAAATAACTGAAATATGTCCAGGAACAATTGACACACAAGTAGAAAAGCGTGAGATAGCATTAACCGCTGAAGATCTTGCAGAGTCTATTAGATGGGTTTCAGAGCTGCCAAGCCACTTCAATATTAATCATATTGAAATGAACCACATAAGCAGCAACAAATTTTCTTAGATTTAGGAAGGAAACCTAGTCATCCAAACCTTAGTCTTTGGAGTAATTCCATGCCAAGCAGACCAGTTCTTTCCACCATTACTCATATGATATGCAACCTGTGCATTAATAACAGGGTTTAACAGCTCACTGTTAAAGTTTATGCCAAACTTATCTTGACGAACTTCTTTTAGCATTCCAAGCATATTGATTTGGAATATACCGTAAGAGTTGTCACCAGTCTTAACGTTGCCATTAAAAGCTAGTGGACGGCCATTAGACTCTTTCTTAGCTACCGCCCAAGCCTTTACTAGGCCCTGGCCACGAAAACCAACGGCATGCAAAAGCTCCTTTAGCTGACGATCTGTAAGACTAGCAGCATCTTGATATTTATGTAGAACATCTAAGTTCTTTTTTACTGCTACCAAACTTTTAGGCTTAGAAACCAAAAAAACCGCCTTGGCGGTTGAAGGTTCAGCTACAGCTGGTTTGCTTAGATTATTTTCAGTACTTAAAGCATTAGCTGCATTACTTAGTGGTGCAATAAGCCCAAGTGCAGCAAGGATTCCAATCCAAATCTTTTTATCTCTTCTCATAATAATAACCTCCTAGAGACTAAAGATGCTACCCGTTGGTAGCACTATCTAAGTATAACATGAAATTGACCCAAAAGGCAACTTTTTCTAATATTTTTTTAAACTATTTTATTTGTTGTTTTCATCGTGGTATAATATAAAAATGGCTACATTTAGAGGACAAGCATCTACATACGATATTGGTGAAAGACCACCATTCGTAAATTGGACTTTTGTTAAGGGTGACACAGCAGCATTTAAGGTTTATTTAACTGATGACGCTAAAGTACCTTTAGTTATCCCTGACTGGAATATTTCTATGCAGATAAAGCGTCCTACTACAAGCCCAGTAGTTCCTGGCCAAATAACAGATACAGCAACTTTGCTTTTAACTTTAACACCACTTCAAGATGCAGACGATCTTGTTGGAGAATTCACAGTTTCTTTAGCAGCAAGCCAAACTGCAACTCTTCAAACCAATGATATTTTTGATATTGAAGTTTCACTTCCAGGAGATGCAATAGTTTGGACGGTAGCTCAAGGCAAACTTATTGTCCTTGAGGATGTAACTGCATAATGTCTACTGTTAAGATTTATGAAGACAGGCCAGTATTTACAAAAAAAATTGAACAAGATTTTGCAATTAGAACAAGCATTAGTGCTCCAAGCAAGAATGTAGTCATAAACTCTACACTACCGTTTAGAATTAGACTAACAGCAATTCGTATTGAAGCAGGTGGAGCAAACGCAGTTCCACCTATTCCACTTCAAATTATTGGCTACAGTAATTATATACTTTAATATAAATATGCTATAATTAGGACATGGCTAAGCTCCCAATCAGCACAATAAAGTCAACATTTCAAACAGGTGATCGTCCTACACAGACAGATTATGAAAACCTAATTGACACTACCTCTGCTCAGTCAACAGACTTAGGTTCTGCAGGTAATAATGAAAATACTGTTAACGGTATTGAATCAGCAACGGTAATTGATAATTTTGATGCCACAACATGGCGCATGGTCAAATACATAATCTCCATCAAAAAGACAACTGCTGGAGACAATAAGTTCTACGCAACAGAAATGACAATTTTGGTTGACGGTACAGATGTATCAGTCAGCGAATATGGAACAATAGACAATGATGGGAATATTGGCACCATTAGCGTCTCTAGGGTGGCGAATACAGTAAATCTTTCTGTAACGCCAGCAGTGGGTATTACGCCTATAACCGTACGATTTGCTCGTATGGGTTTAAAGGCATAACCAACAAGGAGATAAAAAATGGCAACAGTAAATAAAAACTTTAAAGTAAAGAATGGTCTTGTCGTTGATGGTGCAACAGCTACCGTTGGCGGATTTGATGTTCTTACAAAGAAGCAAGCAGACCAAGACTACATTGTTAGTCTTATTGGCGGAACAGCCACATCTGCTAACGAAGCAAACAAGGTTGTAAAGCGTGATTCTAATGGAAACTTTGCTGCTGGAACAATCACAGCAAATCTAACAGGAAACGTAACAGGTAACGTAACAGGTAACGTAACTGGTACAGTATCAGACATTTCAAACCATGACACAGGCGATCTTGCAGAGGGTACAAACAAGTACTTTACTGATGCTCGTGCAGTAACTGCTAACACTGGTCTTTGGGATACAATTGGTGCAGCAGCAGCAGCTGAACAAGCAGCAAATGATTACACTAATGACAGAGAAGCAGCAATTACAAATGCATACGAAGCATACGCAGATCAAGCAGAAGTAGATGCCAAGGCATACACAGACACCCGTGAAGGTGCAATTACAACTGCCTATCAAGGATATGCAGATCAAGCAGAAACAGATGCAAAGGCTTACACAGATACTCGTGAAGGCGCAATTACAACTGCTTACCAAAACTATGCAGATCAGGCTGAAGTAGATGCTAAAGCCTATGCTGATCAAAAGGTGTCAGCTCTTGTAGATGGTGCACCAGAACTTCTTAACACTCTGAACGAGTTAGCATTTGCAATCAATGATGATGCTTCGTTTGCTTCAACAATTGGAACATCAATTGGTCAGAAGGTAGCTAAGTCTGGCGATACAATGACTGGACTTCTTGTACTTTCAGCAGATCCATCAGCAAACCTTGGTGCAGCAACAAAACAATATGTTGATGCAGCAGAATCAGATGCAGTCACAACAGCAAATGCTTACACAGATGGCCGTGAAACAGCAATCACAACTGCTTACCAAAACTATGCTAACACAGCAGAATCAGATGCAGTAACCACAGCAAATGCTTATACAGATGGTAGAGAAACTGCAATTACAACTGCTTACCAAGCATACGCTGACCAAGCAGAACTAGATGCTAAGGCATATGCAGATGCACTTACAACATCTGATGTAGCAGAAGGAACAGCACAGTACTTCACAGATGCTCGTGCTAAGTCTTCAGCAGCAGCACTTTTGACTGGTGCTTCACTTACAAATATTACAATTACAGGAACAGGTGCAGGACTTACTATTACCGCAGAAAACGGTGTAGCAGATTCTAATACTGACCAACTTGTAGAAGGTACAACAAATAAGTACTTTACAGCACAGAGAGCAGTAGATGCTCTTGAAGCAGTTGTTCCAAACTTTACAGCAGTTGAGTTAAACTCAGTTGCTAAGCAGGTTGCAGCAACTCTATCAGCACCAACAGCAGGAGTTCAGATAGCACACGCTTTTGCAAAGGCTGAATATCGTTCAGCAGAATACCTTGTAAAGGTTGCTTACACAACACACACTGAAATTTCAAAGGTTCTTCTAACACTTGATTCTTCAGACAATATTGCAGTCACAGAGTACGGCATTGTAGGAACTAACGGTTCACTATCAGCAATCTCTGCAACAGTATCAGGAAACAATGTACAGCTGTTAGTAGACACAGAGTACAATGATTCAACAGTTACTGTTGTAGGAACACTAGTAGCTTAATCTAACAGAGGAGAAACCAAGTGTCAACGAATAGCAAAGATTTTAAAGTCAAAAATGGGCTAATCGTTGGCCTTGGTGGATCCTTTGGTGGAACAGTAACTGTAGGAACACCAACAAGCCCAAGCCATGCGGTAACAAAGCAATATGTTGATAACCTAGCTGGAGCACCATCTATTCCAGTTTCAGATACTCCTCCACAATCTCCTTTAAATGGTAATTTGTGGTTTGACAATGTAACACAAAGAGTTCATGTCTATTATGACGGTCAATGGTTAGCAATTGCAACTCTTGAAGATGCAGAAGTTCTTCAAGATCACATCCATGACACTTCAATTGATGGAAATGGATTAATTGTTAGTACTTTTATTTCTGGTGGATCTTATGATGAGCCAGGAGTTTTAGTAAGTGCAGGAAGCTATAACACAACATCCTGGGAATACACCTGGGATGGAGGAACGGCAACAGATAACTTTAACTAATTATCTGTTATAATACTATTATATACCACCAAGGGAGAGCAATAAATGGCAACAAGAATGCAACAGCGTAAAGGAACCGCTGCACAATGGATTTCTACTAACTCAGGTCAAGGACCAGTTCTCAATGCTGGTGAAATTGGCTTTGAAATAGACACTAACAAATTTAAAATTGGTGACGGTATAAATCACTGGATTAACCTAGTATACTTTACTGATTCTGCATCAGCTCTTGCAGCAATTAATGGATTAATAGATTCTGCACCTGCTGCACTAAATACCCTTAATGAGCTTGCAGCTGCTATCAATGATGACCCTGCATTCTTTACAACAATTGCTACTAACTTAACTAATCACCAAAACGATACAACTGCTATTCACGGAATTGCAGATACAAGCCTACTGGTTACAACAACTGGAACACAAACACTAACTAACAAGACCATTACTTCTCCAGCAGGACTAGTAAAGGCAGACGTTGGTCTTGGTAACGTAGATAATACCTCAGATGCCAATAAGCCAGTTTCAACTGCTACACAAGCTGCCCTTGATCTTAAGGCAAACTCTTCTGCAATTACAGAGCTAGCACAAGATGCTGTAAATACAGCAATTGTTGCTGGTACAGGATTAGACAAGGTATATGATGATGCAGCTAATACTATTACCCTTGATATTGATTCAACAGTAGCAACTAAGACATATGCAGACAGTGCTGTAACAACACACAATGATGATACTACAAACGTTCACGGCATCGCAAATACAGCAGACCTTGCTACACAAGATTATGTTACAGATGCAATAGCAAACTCTGCAGCTGATTATCCAGATCTTGCTGGAGATGGACTTGTTTGGGATGGTGTTAATCAAACATTTGATGTTAATAACACAATTGCAAGATTAGATTCCCCTACATTTACAGGAACAGTTTCAGGCATTACTAAGTCAATGGTTGGCCTTGGATCTGTAGATAACACATCAGATGCTAATAAGCAAATTTCAACAGCAGCACAAGCAGCTCTTGACCTAAAGGCACCTATTAATTCTCCTACTTTTACAGGAACAGTTGCTGGTATAACAAAGGCAATGGTTGGACTTTCAGAAGCTCAGAATACATCAGATTACAATAAGCCAATTTCAGCAGCTACTCAGACAGCACTTGACTTAAAGTCTCCTTTAGCATCACCTACATTTACAGGAACAGTAACACTTCCTGCTCTTACAGCAACTGGCAACGTTGTTGTAGAAGGAGATTTAACAGTTAATGGAAATAACTTTGCAGCATCAGCAACCTCTATTACAATTGAAGACAACATGGTTCAGCTTGCTCACCAAAATGCATCAAACACAGTTGACCTTGGTATCATAGTTGGATATAATGATGGAGCAGCTAAGCATGCAGGCCTCGTAAGAGACGTATCTGATGCTAAGTGGAAGTTATTCAAGGGTGTAACAACAGAACCTTCAACAACAGTTGACTTTACACAAGGATCACTTGATGATCTTGCAGTAGCTGGCTTTACAGCATCTTCTGCAACAATTGGAGATGTTTCAAACACAGAGCTTCAATATCTTAATGGAGTAAATGCAAATATTCAAGATCAACTTAATGCAAAGATTAATGCTGCAGCAGCAGCATCTACATACGCTCCAATAGCAGCTCCAACGTTTACAGGTACAGTTTCAGGTATCACTAAGTCTATGGTTGGTTTAGGAAATGTAGATAATACTTCAGATGCAAACAAGCCAATTTCTAGTGCTACTCAGGCTGCACTTGATACTAAGCTTGCTTCAGCAACAGCTGCAACTACTTACGCACCAATCGCCTCACCTACCTTTACTGGTACAGTTGCAGGAATCACAAAATCAATGGTTGGACTTGGAAACGTAGATAATACAACTGATGCTGATAAGCCAGTATCTACTGCTACTCAAACAGCATTAGACGCTAAGCTTTCATCTTCAACAGCAGCTACAACTTATGCGCCAATCGCCTCACCTACCTTTACTGGAACAGTTTCTGGTGTTACAAAGGCTCACGTAGGTTTAGGTTCAGTTGACAATACTGCAGATACAGCAAAACCAGTATCTACAGCACAGCAAACTGCACTAGATCTTAAAGCACCACTTAACTCCCCAACATTTACTGGAACAGTTGCAGGTATTACAAAGAATATGGTTGGTCTAGGTAATGTTGACAATACAACAGATGCAGGAAAGCCAGTTTCAACAGCTACACAAACAGCTTTAGATCTTAAGGCTCCACTAGCTTCTCCAACATTTACTGGAACTGTAGCTGGTATTACAAAGTCAATGGTAGGACTTAGCGAAGTAGACAATACTTCAGACGCTAACAAGCCAGTTTCTACTGCTACATCAAATGCTTTGGATCTTAAGGCTCCACTAAATTCTCCAACATTTACAGGAACAGTTTCAGGTGTAACAAAAGCACACGTAGGCCTAGGCAACGTAGATAATACTTCAGATTCTGCAAAGCCTGTATCAACTGCTACTCAGACAGCACTTGATGCTAAGCTTGCCTCTGCTACAGCAGCAACAACTTATGAAACAATTACTAACGTAGCACTAAAGGCACCTTTAGCATCACCAGCACTTACTGGTGTACCAACTGCCCCAACAGCAGCAGCTAATACAAACACAACTCAAATTGCAACAACTGCTTACGTACAAACAGAAATCGCAGACTTAATTGCATCTGCACCTGGAGCACTAGATACTCTTGATGAGTTGGCAGCTGCCCTTGGTGATGATGCCAACTATGCAGCTACTATCACAACAGCACTTGCTGCTAAGGCTCCACTAGCATCACCTACCTTCACTGGTACTGTTTCTGGTATAACTAAGTCTATGGTAGGTCTTGCAAACGTTGATAATACAACTGATGCTGCAAAGCCTGTGTCAACAGCAACTCAAACAGCACTTGACCTTAAGGCTCCTTTAGCTAATCCAACATTTACTGGCACAGTTGCTGGTATTACTAAGTCAATGGTTGGTCTTGCAAATGTGGATAATACTACAGATGCAGGAAAACCAGTATCTACAGCACAGCAAACTGCTCTTGATCTTAAGGCACCTCTTGCTTCACCAACATTTACAGGTACTGTAACTCTTCCAACAGGAACAGTAACTTCAGCAATGATTCTTGATGGAGCTATCGTAAATGCAGACATCAATGATTCTGCAGCAATTGCACAGTCTAAGATTTCAGGACTTACTACAGACCTATCATCTAAGTTAGCACTTGCTGGCGGAACAATGACAGGAGCACTTACACTATCAGGTGCACCTTCATCAGACCTTCATGCAGCAACAAAGGGATATGTTGATTCTGCTGTACAAGGACTTCATGTTCATGCATCTGTAAAAGCAGCTACAACGGCAAATATAACACTTGCAACTGCTGTTGAAAATGGAGATGTTCTTGACGGAGTTACTCTTGCTACTGGAGATCGTATTTTAGTTAAGAACCAGACTACAGCTTCACAAAATGGTATTTATATTGTAGCAGCAACTGGTGCACCTACTCGTGCTACAGATTTTGATACAGCAGTAGAAGTTGATTCTGGTGACTTCGTATTCGTAGATCAAGGTACTACTCAGGCTAACACTGGATGGGTACAAATTAATACTCCTGCAACTATTGGAACAGATGCTATAGAGTTCGTTCAGTTCTCAGGTGCTGGAACATACCTAGCAGGTAGCGCACTTACACTAACTGGTAATACATTCTCTATTGCAGATGGAGCAATTACATCAGCAAAGATTGCAGATGCAACAATTGTTGATGGAGATATCAATGCTTCAGCAGCAATTGCCCAGTCTAAGATCTCAGGTCTTACTACAGATCTTGCTGCTAAGGCTCCACTTGCTTCACCTACATTTACTGGAACTGTAGCAGGTATCACAAAGTCTATGGTAGGTCTTGGATCTGTTGATAACACAGCAGATACAGCAAAACCAGTGTCTACAGCACAGCAAACAGCACTTGACCTAAAGGCTAACTTAGCTTCTCCAACATTTACAGGTACTGTAACTCTTCCAACTGGTACAGTTACATCAGGAATGATTCTTGACGGAACAATTGTTGATGGAGACATAAGCGCAACAGCAGCAATTGCTCAATCTAAGATTGATGGATTAGGAACAAGTCTTGGATTAAAGGCTAACCTTGCTTCTCCAGCACTTACTGGCACTCCAACTGCTCCACTAGCAGCAACTGGTACTAATACAACACAAGTTGCAACAACAAGCTTCGTGCAACAAGAAATTGCTGTTCTAACAAGTGGCGCACCAGCAGCGCTAAACACTCTTGATGAACTTGCTGCAGCACTTGGAGATGACGCAAACTATGCAGCTACAATAACAACAGCTCTTGGAAACAAAGCTCCTTTAGCTTCTCCAGCATTAACTGGAACACCTACTTCACCAACAGCTGCTGCAGATACAAATACTACTCAAGTAGCAACTACAGCATACGTTGTTGGTCAGGCATCAGCAGCTACACCAGCAATGAATGGAACTGCTGCCGTTGGAACATCTTTAAAGTATGCTCGTGCAGATCACGTACATGCTAGTGATACAACACGCGCACCTCTTGCTTCACCTACATTTACTGGAACAGTAACAATTCCAAATGGTGCAGCACTTGGTATACCAGCATCTGCAACACTTACAAATGCAACTGGTCTTCCAGTAGCAACAGGTGTCTCTGGTCTTGGTACAGGAGTAGCAACATTCTTAGCAACTCCATCATCTGCTAACTTTGCTTCAATGATTACAGATGAAATTGGAACAGGAAACATTGTTCTTTCTGAAGCTCCAACTAACGCACAAACAGCATCATACACACTAGTTGCTGCTGATAGATCAAAGATGGTTGAAATGAATGTTGCTTCAGCAAATACATTGACAGTACCTCTTAACTCATCAGTTGCTTTCCCAGTAGGAACAAAGATTGACATCCTACAGGTTGGAGCAGGACAAACAACAATTGCAGGTGCAGGTGGTGTTACAGTTAATGCAACTCCAGGCTTAAAGCTAAGAGCACAATGGGGTAGCGCAACACTTATCAAGCGTGCAACAGATACTTGGGTACTAGTCGGAGATCTCTCAGCATAGTACTTATAAAAAAATAGAGTACTAACTCTATACTATAGATTTACACGCTCTTTATGAGCGTGTTTTTCTTTTTAAAGTGTGTTATACTTAGGTACTACTTCAGAAAACATGAAGTACTCATATAATTTTACTTTGAAAGGTATATAAAAATGTCAGAAAGTGTATTTTCATTTCGTTTGTCAGATGAGTTTGTAAATAAATATCAGTTAATTCCAGCACCATTTGGATTCTCAGATGCAGGGTCTAACTCGCTAGGAGAGATCACATTTATTCGCACATATTCTCGTGTCAAAGAAGATGGAACAAAAGAACGCTGGCATGAGGTTTGTCGCCGTGTAATTGAGGGTATGTATTCAGTACAAAAAAATCATGCTAAAGATAATCGTCTACCATGGAATGATAACAAAGCACAGAAGTCTGCACAGGAAGCCTTTCAAAGAATGTTTGAATTAAAGTGGACACCTCCAGGTCGTGGTCTTTGGGCATTTGGTACACCTATGACTATGGAGAAGCGTAACTCTGCCTCCCTTCAAAATTGTGCAATGGTCTCTACTCGTGACATTGATCGTAACGACCCTGGTGCACTATTTGCTTGGGTAATGGATGCATTAATGCTTGGTATTGGTGTTGGATTTGATACCCTGGGTCAAGAGAAGAAAATGGCAATCTACGCACCTACTGAGCCAGAGTCAACCTATGAAATCCCTGATACTCGTGAAGGATGGGTTGAATCAGTTCGTATGCTGATTAATTCATTCCTACGCCAGAATCAATCAATTCAGCTATTTAACTATGATCTTATCCGTCCTCTAGGTGCCCCTATTAAGGGCTTTGGAGGCGTTGCAAGCGGTCCAGCACCACTTATTGATCTCCATACACGTATTCGTAATGTAATTGGTTCTAGAGCAGGAGAGTTCTTGGATAGCCGTGCAATTGTTGACATTATTAATTTAATTGGAACCTGTGTTGTTTCTGGTAACGTTCGTCGTTCTGCAACACTTGCACTTGGAACACCAGAAGATGAAGGTTTTATTAATCTTAAAAACCCAGAAGTATTTCCAGAGCGTAACTCATACGATCCAGAAAAGCCAGGTTGGGCATGGATGTCAAACAACTCTATTGCAGCAACAGTTGGAACAAAGTATGAAGACTATGTAGATTTAATTGCGGATAACGGAG